CGAGGTGCTGAAGTTCTTTGACAAGAAGAATGAGCGTTTACACGAGCTGGCTATGTTTGAACAGCAATGCCAATTAGAAACGCTACGTGGTCAGCAGAAGTTAGCCGAGATTGGCGCACAGCGTGAAGCCGCTATTGACGTAGGCGTAATGGATGCGTTTAACAACGCCATAGTATCTCAAGCTGAGATGGCCAAAGCCGCTGGTGGTTGGGCCGCTAGTCTGTCTGCTTCTGTGCGTCCAGTCGTAACTTACTGGGTGCTTTTTGTCTGGTCATTCATTCACGTTTGGTTTGCCTATAACGCATGGTTAGCTGGTGCGCCTGCTATAGAAGTGTTTAAAACCATGATGACGCCAGACTTCTCAGCGCTACTGGCAGGAACAATTAATTTCTGGTTCCTTGACCGTACTTTGGCTAAACGTGGGCTATGAACCTAGAGTTAGCCGCCGCCCTGTGCCGTCAGTTTGAAGGCTACCGCGCCAAGCCGTATTTATGTCCGGCTGGTGTGGCTACGATTGGCTATGGTTCTACCTACTACGCAGATAAACGCAAGGTAACTTTAGAAGATGCTCCGATGGATGAACCCACTGCACGGGCGCTTTTGATGATTGAGCTTGAGCATACATATCTACCCGGTGTTCTGCGTAACTGCCCCGGCTTGATTACTGATGTTCGTAAGTGCAACGCCATCGTGGATTTTTGTTATAACTTGGGTACAGGACGCTTGCAGACTTCCACGTTAAAGAGGAAAATCAATGCCAATGATTGGGAAGGAGCAAAAGAACAACTGATGCTCTGGACTAAAGGTGGCGGTAAGGTACTGCCGGGTCTGTTTAAACGCCGCACGGCTGAGTGCGCTTTGTTGGATTAACCGATGGCACTTAAGAAACTTGCATTGAAGCCGGGAGTGAACCGGGAAAATACCCGATACACAAACGAAGGCGGTTGGTTTGAGTCCGACAAAGTGCGATTTCGCCAAGGCACACCTGAAAAGCTGGGTGGCTGGGCACGTATTTCCGTGTCTACATTTTTAGGTGTATGCCGTTCACTGTGGAACTTCATTACCCTAGCCAACCTTAACTTACTAGGTATTGGCACAAACTTAAAGTTCTACCTTGAAAACGGTGGCAACTACTACGACATCACACCTCTTAGGTCTGCGGCGGTACTGAGCAATCCTTTTAAAACGACTAACCTCTCTACCACTGTTACTGTGACGCACACGGCTCACGGTGCTTCAAATGGCGATTTTGTTAAGTTTAGCAATGCGGCCACAGTGGGTGGATTGGACTTAAATAATGAATATCAGCTTACCTTGGTTGATTCCAATTCATACACCATCACAGCATCCAGCGCGGCAACATCTACGGTAGCGGCTGGCGGCGGTACAACTGTCAGTGCCGTCTATCAGATCAACGTAGGGCTGGCTTACGAAACGCCATTAACTGGCTGGGGTGCTGGCACTTGGGGCGCTGGCACTTGGGGCTATGGCGGTACGTCCACCTCTGCTCTACGTTTATGGAGCCAGTCTAACTTTGGTGAAGACTTAATTATCGGATTCCGTGGTGGCCCAATCTATTACTGGGATGCCAACTTTGGTGTGTCCCCCGCCACGTTTACGGTGACTATTGCAAGCCCTGCGGTGGTTACTTCTACAATTAACTTGTTAGAAAATACTCCTGTAATCATTACCAACTCAGGTTATCCATCTGCTTTACCTACGGGTTTATCTGTGGGAACTACGTACTATGTCAAAGGCACGGGTGGAACAACATTTAACTTGGCATTGACAGCTGGCGGAGTAGCAATAAACACCTCTGGTACGCAATCTGGTACGCATTACATTATGCCTAACGCAGTTAATGTAACGTCTTTGTACGGCGCTTCTGATGTACCAACCATTCAGAACTTCATTTATGTATCTGATGTCAGCCGGTTTGTGTTTGCATTTGGCTGTAACGACTACGGCTCTAGCATTCAAGACCCCATGTTAATTCGTTGGGGGGATCAAGAATCTGTAGTTAACTGGACTCCATCGGCCACAAATCAGGCCGGTAGCGTCAGGTTGTCTCACGGCTCAAGCATCATCACAGCCATCCAGACCCGTCAAGAAATTGTGGTTTGGTCTGATGCCGCCGTGTATTCTCTCCAATACATTGGGCCGCCCGTAGTGTGGTCTAGCCAGTTGCTGGGTGACAACATTTCTATCTTGAGTCAAAACGCAGTAGCCCAAGCATCCGGCGTGGTTTACTGGATGGGCGTTGATAAGTTCTATTCCTATGATGGTCGTATCAATACACTGAACTGCGACCTGCGTAAGTTCATCTATCAAGACATTAACTTAGGCCAAGGCCAGCAAGTATTTGCCAGTACCAACGAAGGCTTTAACGAAGTCTGGTGGTTCTATTGTTCGGCTAACAGTACAACGATTGACCGCTATGTCATTTACAACTACGTAGAAGCCAACCCCGCAGGCGGTAAAGGTATTTGGTACTACGGCACTATGGCACGAACAGCATGGCTTGATTCTGGTTTAAGGGATTACCCTATTTCTGCTAACGTTTTGAACGTCAACACATCTACCAGCAATATCTTGAACCAAGAGTATGGTTTGGATAACAACGAGACTGGTACGCCAATAGGTATTAATTCTTACATTTCTTCATGTGAGTTTGATATTGATGATGGCGATAAGTTTGGCTTTGTCTGGCGGATGTTGCCTGACTTGACGTTCTCTGGGTCAGATGCCTCTCCTACGCCCGAAGTTGTTTACACGTTGTACCCCATGCAAAACTCAGGTTCAGGAACGGGTACGGCTGTAACAGGTAATGTGGATAAATTAACGGGTGCTTCTTACACAGTAACTGAAGGCTTTACGGGTCAGATCAATACCCGTGTGCGTGGCCGTCAGCTTATCTTAAAGGTTGGCTCTACCAATCTAGGCACAGCATGGCAGTTGGGTTCTACCCGTATTGACATTAGACCGGACGGTAGACGATGAGCTACATTATTACGTCTGACTTTGAGTTAAACAAGGTAGCCGCGCCTAACTTGCCGTTGGCCCCTAAAGATTACGATGCTCAATACATTGACCAACTAAACAATGTGTTTCGCTTGTACTTTAATAGGCTGGATGCGTTAACCACGCAGTTGATGGCCTCTGGCGTAGTGCCACCTTTAACAAACTACACAGTGGCTACGCTACCCAGCGCAGTCACTTCAGGCAAGGGCGCAAGGTCTTTTGTCACTGATGCTTTAGCTCCTGTATTTGGATCTACCGTGGTAACTGGCGGGGCAGTGGCTGTGCCTGTATATTCCGATGGAACAAATTGGAAAGTTGGATAATGGCGATTTCAGACCAACAGATATTTGACTGGTTTGCGCAAAATCAAGGCGCAGATGACGCTACGATTGCCAGCACAATGGATCAGTTTAAAGTGTCGCCTGCTGACGTTGCGCGGGCTACGGGAACTGATTTATCAAATGTCCAATCTCGGTACGACACAGCTTCAGGCATTGGTTCTCTTCCAGCCGCAACATTTGCCCCAGTAGTTACGTCTGCCCCAGTAGTTACGTCTGCTCCAATTACAACAGCCAGCCCTTATGACGCAATTAGTCAAGCTTGGCTTAGTGGAGACTATGGTTCGACAGCATCGTTAATTGCCGCTGCTGGACTTACCCCCGCACAAATACAGTCGCATTATGGTTTAGATAATGCAACGATGGATTATGTACTAAGTACTGGGATATATGCTCCTGCAACAACCTCTGCTCCCGTAACTACTTTAGCTCCTGTAACAACATTTGCTCCTGTAACGACCCTAGCGCCTGTTATTACTCAACCACCTGTAACAACTTCGCCTCCCGTTACCACACCCGTAGTCACTGCGCTTTACCATGACGGTACGTCATATGACACTAGCGTTTTAAATAATTTAACTAATCAAATTACAACACTGTCAAGCACGCTAGGCACTGATAAGTATTGGACTGGCGGGGCGTTTACTGCGGGTTCAGGCGCAAACATTGGTTTTGATGCTACTACTGGCGCACAGATTCTTGGTACTAACAACATCACGAATAAGCAACAAGTCGCGCTTGATATGGCGGCTTTTTTAAATAGCAACGGTATTACAAACATCAGTCAGCTTGGTTATAAAACAGTTACTGATGAAGATGGCATAGAGCATCAAGTTCTTATAAATAAAACTACTGGTCAGCTAGTTGGCGATGGTTCTGGCACGTTTGGTAATACTTATACTGGAGGCGGTGCAACTGACTATAAAGTACAGATTGACCCCAAAACAGGATTGCCAGTCTTTTATACATCAGGGCGTTCTACCAATGACCTAGCTAATTTAATGGCTGATCTTGGCCCAATTGGTCAAATTGGTTTGGCTTTGGCTACTGGTGGCTTGTCTATACCCGAACAAATTGCGGCTCAATTTGCAGTAAAAGTATTGAGTGGTGGCGATATAGAAAGTGCCATAAAAGGCGCATTTGCATCCTATGTGGGTGCTCAGATACCCGGTTTGGATATGATGAAGGATGCTACGGCATACTTAAATAGCATTGATCCCACTGGTATTCTTGCCAAGTCATTTGCAGGCGCAGCAACAAGCGCGACTGCTGGTGCTATTACAGGTCAAAACATTCTTGACTCTGCGGTTGCTGGTCTTACTTCAGGTGGATTGTCTGGCGCAACTGATGCCATTCTTGGTCAATTTGATACATCAGGAATGACAGCAGCACAAAAAACTGCGTTAAAGAACACAATTACAGGTGTAATTTCTAACAAACCGCTTGACCAGACTTTGATGAATACTGTCACTGGGCTTGTAAATTCTGAAATTAATAAAACTAAAACACCTACTGTTACTACAAAAATAGGCGCGGCTGATGATGATATCAATAATCCAGTAATTGCAACGGATGCTGATGGCAATCCTGTACGTCTAAACGATATCAATACATTGTTTGCAGGGACTTCAGGCTCTACCGATTATGCTTCGCAAGCACAAAATATTCTTAATAGTTACGACACTGCTGGCTTGGCGGCTGTGGCTGCTCCTGCTGCTGCCGCAACTGCGGCAACTAACTCTCCTCTGCTTCGTCTTGTGCAGGCTGCGGCTAACGACCCCAACTATGCTACAAAACTAACGGCTTTAGAAAACGTACTGACTGCCGCTGGTAGCTCTATTGCCCGGGTGTTAGGCACTGCTGTTTCGTTGGGTACTTATACACCCGGGCTAAATGCGAATGAAGATGCAACTCTTAAGCGTCTGCGTGACTCTGGGTTAATTACATTAGATGATTTAAAGACCTCTCCTGTCACAACTCTTGCTCCTGTTACAACTAAAGCTGTAGTTGTTACGCTTGCTCCTGCTACAACTCAATATGTAGTACAACCCGGAGATTACACAGACACAGAAAACTTTGAGCCTCCTACAATTGACCCACGTATTACGCAAGCTCCGCCAGTAACAACTCTTGCTCCAGTTACTACTGCGCCGCCCGCAACAACTGAGGCTCCTGTAACAACAAAAGCTCCAGAGACAAAACCGTTTGATCCCGCTGATCCATTTACTTGGCCTGATGATCCCGCTTTTGATCCATCTAATCCAAACACATGGCCTGCAACCACTCTTGCGCCTGTAACAACTTTAGCCCCCGCCACTACATTAGCGCCCGCTACAACGCTTGCGCCGGGTGTTAAACCGTTTAATCCAAATGATCCATTTACTTGGCCTGATCCAATAGATGATCCTGCGTTTGATCCAGCTAATCCAAACACATGGCCTAAAACTACGCTTGCTCCTGTTACAACGCTTGCGCCTGTTACGACGCTTGCTCCTGCAACAACACTTAAGCCTTTTGATCCAACTAAACCAGCGTTTGATCCAGCAGACCCCACAACATGGCCCGATGATCCTGCGTTTGATCCTGCAAATCCTGACACTTGGCCCGGCACAAACGTACCGCCTAAGACTACTCTTGCGCCTGTAACGACTTTGGCTCCTAAGACCACACTTGCTCCCAAGACAACTCTTAAACCTGCCACCACTCTTGCACCTGCAACGACTTTGGCTCCTGAGACTACGCTTTCTCCTGAGACAACCCTTGAGCCAGCTACAACATTAGCTCCTAAGACTACGCTTTCTCCTGAGACAACCATTGAGCCAGCTACAACATTGGCTCCTAAGACTACCCTTGAGCCAGCCACAACATTGGCTCCTAAAACAACCCTTGAGCCAGCAACAACATTGGCTCCTAAAACAACCCTTGAGCCAGCTACAACATTGGCTCCTAAGACAACCCTTGAGCCAGCTACAACATTGGCTCCTAAGAC